CTTATGGCAAATATTGATGTTGAAACTGGTGGTACATACAGCCATACTCAGAAAGAAAAGAATGGTAAGGGGTATGGTTTATTCCAATTTACTGGTAGTCATTTAAAAGATTACCAAAACTGGTCAAAGAAATTAAACCTTACTGATAGTAAGGATAGTCAAGCAAAGTTTGTATATGACAACATATACAACGCTAAAGACAAGGGTCGTGATTTGGGTTGGAGAGATAGAAGTAAACTACAAACTATCAATGAAGAAAAGATGAATAAGAATCCACACATTGCTAACCCTACTAGGCGTAAGGCTGAAACATTTTCTAATATATATGAAAGACCAAGCGTTCCTCACATGAATAGAAGAATGTTAAGTGCTGATGAATGGGAAGAGAAGTATAAGTACCCTTAGGGTTACCATTGCTTAACAATAATAACGCCTGTAATCCCCTCTGAATCCCCTTGAAATACCTGTTCTTTGGCACAAGTACAGGTAAACTTGCACAAAAAGGGAAGAAGTCCATCATCTTATGGTATCTTTGCCTTCGCCTGTGTTGATTGTACATACCCATATCAACGATAGTTATTAACTCGTACTATCACTTATCATATCTAAGGGGGCATGATAGTACCAACGATGTACTCATTGCTGGAAGTTCCCCCAAAAAACTATGTAACTGGTAACCTTAATTTCTCTCTGTCTAAATTTGCTACGGATAATTCTCCGTTCAAAGCCATCAACTTTAGCAAAGATGAGCGACTTATTCCATATCTCTCAGCCTTCGCATCTATAAATTTCAAATCTCTTTTATTAATCTTTAGATTAATTTGTTCTGTCGCCTCATTCATTATACTATTACTTAATTGAAAAGGGTATTATACATCAGTAAATAGAATCTATTAATTAAATGGCGACATTGGTGGTGATGGTGGTAATCTTTTTTCTTCTTCTTTTACCCATAAATCTATAAGTTCTGCTTGGGCTTTATATAATTGAGTATGTACACATTCATCTAGTGGTGTCCATTTAGTATTAACTTTACCCGATATCTCGTTTCGCCTTTCATTGGCTTCTAATACTTTCTTATATTGTTTACTCTTGAAGTCCGTCATATTGAGTTGTTGTACTCATGTTGTTTATCTTTGTTTCAAATTCACTACAACCAGTTAATAGAATTGCAAGTGCTATTCCAATAATTAAATAGGTTGAAACAGTTAATAACATAATCCAATTAAAATATTTTCTCATAGTTTACAAACTCCATCTTCGCAATCATCATCTGATTCTATTATAACATACTCTTCTACACTTTTAGTTGCTATCTTTTTAATAGTAGAACCAAGACCACCTACTGTAAATTGTTGTAATAGATTTTCGTAACTTCGTATCTCGCATCTCTTTAAATATCTTTGATAAGCCTCATCAAATTTTAAATTTAATACTGATGCTTTTTTTGCATAATCTATTGCCAACGCTTCACATAGTTCTACCCTCGTCATTTTCTAATATCTCCATTTGTTTGAACAATATGTGAGGGTCTTTACTGTACATCTTTTTAGCAAAAACTTCCACAACTTGTTTGTCATCTATAAAAAAAACACCATTCAAAGAATCTAGTATTGCTTTTATGTAGTTATCAATGTCAGCATTGTTACTACAGTAGGTGTTATCATAATTGTTTCTCTTCTTCTTTGACCAAGACTTTGGAATCTCAATCATAAACTCTAAACCAACACAGACTAACTTATCAGAGGGAGTCTGATGCAACTCACTTGTTAGTGCTTCCATATCTTTTTTAAACTTGGTGTACTTCTTTGGGTAGTATGTAGACCATCTTGCTACCCGAGGTCTTGAAGCTGGAACAGGATTTATATTAAACTGATGATGTATTATATTGGTAGCCAAAATCGTCTAGTCTGATTGCTTCAAGTTTATCTATAGCAAATGCTAATAGAAATCTTATTTCCATATCTCTTGGTGTATCTTCTTCCCTTGCCAATTCTAGTGCATCTTTTATATTATTAATAATTTCATCTAGTTCCATACTCTGTTGCTTTTTTATAGTCGTCATCGTGAGGTAATTTAATGTTGTGTTCTCCAGCTAACATATCAATTTCACAAATGTAATCTATAAACTCGTCTACATTTAACTCCCTTGTTGATGGTATTTGAGATATATCTTTACCACTTTTGGTTTTAAATTCTATCTTGGTTAGGAATTTATCAGCTAAAACAAGGTGCATTTCTTGTTTAGAATAGCCTATTTCCTTTGCTAGTATGTCCACCCATGCAAAGTAAAGCCTATTTTGAGCGTCTGAACGCTTCGACTTTACGATGGTAACTACTGCGTCTTGTGTTGTTGGGTTTTCTAGGAAGTAATCTTGTACTAAAGTTTTAAAGATTGCTTCTTTAGGTTTATCTTTTTGAATGACTCTACTTATCATTGTACACTACTCCTACTTTCTTGTGTTCTTTTTTTCTATCTAAATAAATTTTAGATACCCATAACCTATTCTGACGAACAGCGTGTTTGAGTTTATTAACAATAGGATGTGCTTTCTTATGACTCATTTGATATCTTTATCCATAAGTGTACTAATTAATTTTTCAATAAACCATCTAGCCTTTCTTAAATCATCAACTTGCCCCTCACCTTTATGCTTATCTCTCCATCTACATAAATACTTAACAGCAGATGCTGTAAAGTAATCCATATCTTGGTCAATAATAAAATCTATGACCTCTATCTCTCCTTTCTGATAGTGAGAGGGGTTGATATTATCTTGTGGTTCAGCCACCAATCCATCCGAATAGCATAGCCACTACAACAATCGCTAGAAATATCGTAAGCGATTTATTCTTTAACACTTGGTCGATTAAGTCTTTCATTCTGACAACTCCTTTCTTATGTCATCATCAAGCAATCGGTAGATAACTACTGATGCTATAAGTCCAACTAAACCAGCAGCACCTAACTGTGCTATGATATCAATGATTGTTCCGATTACATTACCACCCAAGAAAGGTACGCTATGACCAAAGACAATCTGTAAAACGATTGCAAGTGAAATCAATTTTATACCTACATTTATACTAGCATCAGCGATGCTCATTATTTTACTTAACATATATTTCTCTCCTTTTTTAAAGAGTAGGTATTTTAACAGTAATTAGTCGCTTACGCATAAGTATTTTTTGGGTATTTATTACTGCCCTCAATACTTCTAGTTCTAACCATTCCCTTTCTATTGGTGGGTCTAACTGCTTTCTACCATCAATTATATCATGGCAATTAATACAAGCATACATTCCAAAGAGGTCTGATTGCTTCGTTCCCATGCCCCCACCATTCAAATGAGCGTAAACTACTGTTTCATTTTCGGGCATACAGCCCTCTAATCTTACTTGGCAAGGCATACCCCTTGCTGATTCTGTGATTCTACTCATAATTATCTGCCATATATATCCCTCTCCATAGTTGAGAACCTTGAGAAATCGCCCTCAAATTTACATTGAACAGTACCACTTTGCCCCATTCTATTCTTGGTTATGATTATTTCTGCCAATCCTTTCTCTGTAGACTCTTCTTTAGTATAGTATTCATCTCTGTAACACATAATAATTACATCAGCATCCTGTTCTATCTCACCCGAAGAGCGTAGGTCGCTCATAAGAGGGCGTTTATCTCCACGATACTCTACCCCACGACTCAATTGAGATAATAGAATTACAGGTATGTCTAGTTCTTTAGCGAGATACTTCAATTCTCTAGTTATGTTTCCTAGTTCACTCACTTCCTTTGATTTATCATAAGACATTATCTGTAAATAGTCCACAATAATAACGCCAAGTTCTTTCTCTCCATGTAGTTGTCTTGATTTAACTACAATATCTTTAGCAGATAAACCACCCTTATCTATTATGGTCATGTTCTTATCACCAGCTTTGGCTAATGCTGTGTACCATCTATTGTTTTCATCTTCTGTTAGTTGATTCCTTTCTACTTTCCATAAAGGAATATCAGTTTCACTTGATACCAGTTTCATCATCAGTTGTACTTGTGTCATCTCTAATGAAAAGAATACTACACTCTTGTTCTTTGATATATTGTTAGCAAAATTCATAACCAATGTAGACTTACCCATGCTTGGTCGACCAGCAATTACAGTTAGAGTTCCATTCCTTAGACCATTAAGTAGTTTATCAATATCTTCAAAGCCAGTTGATAGTCCAGCACCATGCTCTTTAAGGTCATCAATATATTCTATTGTTTTAGATACTATATTTTTCATACCATCTTCATTAGCATCAGCCAAGTCAGATTGTAGTTTTGTTATTTCATCTGCTGACTTCTGATAGTTACTGTATGAAATGTTTTCTTTTAAATCTTCTATCTTATTTGATATTCTTCTAGTGCGAATGTGTTTAGCATAGACTTCAATGTTCTCTATACCAGCACAGTTCTCTGCTAAATTAGCAAGGAAATGAAAACCAGTCCACTCACCACTATGGTCGCCATCTCTATCTATCCAATCTCTAACAGATAGTGGGTCAATGTGTGCTTCCTCATTATCCATAGCAACAAGGTAATCAAAAAGAATACCTAAATTTTTATCAGAAAAGTCAGAAGAGATTAGCCCAGTTGCCCTTACTCTAGGGATAACTGGATTGATTAGTAAGCCACCTATAACTGATTGTTCTGCATCAATGGAGTTCATGGTCTACCTCCTATACTCTTCAATGCTAAGTTCATCATCTCTCTGTCTATATCCTTTTCGGTTATAGTTAATTTAGTTCTTGGTTTTGTTAGGGCAGGTTTTGCAAATAACTTATCGGGGCATCTATGCCTTAATAACCTACCCCTTACTAGGTGCATGGCAATATCTTTCTGTTTCCATCTTGAACGAAGCCTCATAAGAATCTGCCTTGCAGTCCACTTAGTACCATCGGTAAGGGTGTACTCTTGTAGTGGTCTACCAGCACCAGCACGAGAGCCACCATTATTACCTACCATGGCAAGTCATCATCTTCGACTGCTGGTTTGAATGGTTCTGTAGTTGGTGCAACCACTCCATCTTTAGGTTTGAAACTAAGGGTTAATGCTGGTGCAGTTGGCTTCGCCCCAACATCTCTCTTCCAAGCAGAAACATACATCTCTGTACCATTTACATTTGCTACTCCTGTAAAGTGTGGGTGTCTATCTGTTTCCCTCTTCTCATTTTTCCAAATGCTACCCCTGTTTGTATTATCGTAACTCATATTATCTCCTATGGTTTGTTTTAAAATATATATTATACACTAACTACCTACCTATATCAAAGAGATACTCACCAACAGTACAGCCCTCGCCAAACTGGTTGGTAACTTTCTTATCTCTAGTTACAATATGTAACCCTTTCTTTCTTAGGTTGTGTATGACTGCTGACAATCTATAGACTCCGCATTTATTCCATGAGTCTAAAGGATTGACTGCACCCCATTGGTCGTACATGGTTGGTTCACCATGCTCATCATAATCTCTAATGCTATTCATCTGAAATTGATTTAAGATTCTGCGTTCTTGTTTACTTAGTTTCATTGTTATACTCCTTGTTTTGTAATAGTTCTACAATCAACATGCTACCTATATAATCTAGCATGTGTTGTGCTTGGTCTGCATTAAGAAATGATTCACTTTGTGATTCTTCTTGCAAAAATTCTAAGACTTTATCTAACATCATTGCTTTTAATAAAGCCATATCTATTGTGGTTTTTAACGCCATGTCATTCTCCAAATAGTTGTATGTGTTTATCTTTAACTTGAACATAATCATTATCATCTGCCCACTCCCAAATGTTAGTAGCAGTTTCTAAGTCTTTGTTCTTGTGTGCTTCAACCAGTTTGTCCATTGCCTTTATGATTTCAGCACTCCTCTTTTGACTAGCAGTTGGTTGCTTACTAACTGCCTGTCCATCATCATCTTCTGTTTCTAAACCAAACATAGAGATGAGGGCGTAGCGTCTTGCGTATGTAATAGCCGACCCAAGTTTTTGCATATCAGCAGTAGGTAAAAACAATCTTACCTCTGATTCAATAAACTCTTTCGGGTTATCTTGTAGTGTTAGTCTTGTTACTAAGACATCAGCATTGCTCTCTGTAACTTTAGGGCATTGAGTAAAACAAATCCCCAACGACTCACAGACTGGTGAGATTGATTCAATCACATTGTTAATGTCTGCGTAGTTAGATTTAAAGAAAGGATTCTTAGCGTTCTTAGTTACTGAACCAATCATTCCTCTCGCTTGTAGTATTGCTTGGTAAATGTTATTCTCTTTCATTTGATTCTCCTTATTTAACTATAATCATTATACACTTTTCTTACTGACTTAGGGATATTGTTTTCTTTTATATAATATTCCTTTGCCATTCTCTTTACTGTTTTAACTGCGTACTTCATACCTCTTGGTGTATCGTACTGAGTTAAATGTTTTAGAGGCTCAGTATTTAACACTCGCTTAACTCTTATTGGGTATTCATAGTAGATTAGGTGTGTCCACTTACGCCCAATGTTTGTTACTAATGCCACTCTCCAACCCTCGTTGGTGTGGTGATTGATTACTTTGTACATTTTTTTTCCTCCAGTCTTTTCCTTTGTCTTGTTGTTAAGTCTTTAACTCCATGTTGCCAACCTGTAAAATTCATTTTATCTTTCACAGTCAACCCACTTGCATTTAATTTTCTAGCAGTTTTTTTATTCATCTCTTACTCCTTATATTAATATGATTTCTTCCAATACTCTTGCCAACATTTAGAAGAACACCAATGTATATCATATCTCATTGGCTCTTTACCTCTGCCAAATCCAGTATCTTCTTGACAGTTAAGACAAACAGTTCCATGAAATCCTGCTCTGCGTTCTCTTTCTTCTTCGTAAATTGCATCGGCTTGAAACTCATTTACAATATCATTTACATCTGCTTTAAATTCTCTCATGATTCTTCTCCAGTACACCATTTGCACAAGGCAACATCATCATTACTTGCCATGCTATCATTATACTTTTCACCACAACTTCTACATTTAAAGTCATTACCCTCAACAGGAATAGTAGGAAACATCTCTGATATTTTTTCTGATACTTCCTTTGTAAGTTTAGGTGTTGGCATATCAATTATAATTCTATTCATTTTCCATCTCCTCAATATCTCTTGCTTGTTGTTCTTGCCAATCAAGAGGGCGTGATAATTCTTCAGCGTCTGAATCATGTCTGTCTTTATTGAAGTCATCAAAAAATTTCTGCTTACCCTCTTGAAATTTATTATGCTTGGCTTGTGCCTTTGCATTGTCTGATTGTAGTTTAGTCATGTCAATCATTAGGTTTCTAAAGTCGCTCATTATTTATTCTCCTTTAATTGTTCTTCTAAAATTATTATTCTTTCTTCTAAAGTATCTGTTAATTGTTTGTGCATACCAGCCAAATTAGCCATAGCATTTATTGCTTGATACATAGTATGTAAATTTTCATCATGTCTATCTAAATGTTTTTTTGTATTCTCTTTCATTAGTCTGCACTCCTATTATTAATTGTTGAATAAATTTCCATGAAACTTTTAATACCTGTTTCATTTTCTGTCATAACATCAAGTGATAATTGGTGTAAATCTTTTGGTGCGTCTGACCAAGATTCAAAATCTTGACCACCATACTCAAACCAAATATCTGTTGCTTCTATTATTGCGTCTGTCATTCTAATCATTTTGTTACTCCGATAGTTATAATATTTTTCTTTGTTACTGCACTAAGTATACCATAAAGTAAAGAGTATTTATAGTTTATTTTAAAATTAATTTATGTTTACTAAGAAGAAACTTTTGTTTCTTGAGAGTATCAATTCAACGAACACCCCTATACCTATAGCATTACATGGCTAGAAATAAACAAGGCTAAAATCAACGCTAAGATACCTTAGAATTGAATGAATTATTTTATAAATAAGTGTTGCATTATTCTATACCATGTGTTATAATATAATCTGATTAACTAAGAAAGGAAATAAAATGACAGAAGAAAAAAACTATACAAACTTTGAAACTAAAAATTATCATGGTCAAATTAAATCTGACTTTTCACATGGTTGGTTTGAACATAATGAATATGGTGAAGAAGATGGTGGAAGTTTTGAAATCTCTATCAAGAGAGAACCATTAATTGGTGCATTAGTAGAATGGAAAATTACTGATGTTGATAATTGTTATGATGTAGTCGACGAAGTAAAGATGCACCTTGATAATATTATTGAGTAATAAATAATTCTTACTGAGTACCCGACAAAAACAGTCGGGTATTTTTTTAGAAAATTTCCCCTCTATTACAATGTGCTTTTTCATTGGCAGATGGCTTTGCTTTGCTCTTGCTTTACTATGACTGAGCGATTAGCGAATCATTCTTAGCTGAGCGTAGCGAAGCGAAATTTTTTTTTTGAAATCGTTAAGGTTTCGCCTATGACGGCTCAGTTTTAGAAGAGCAAATCAAGAGCGTTAAGGTTTCGCCTATGACGGCTCAGTACAGCAGAGCAAGAGCCATCTTGCAAAGAAAAGCGGTGCGAAAATTTGAGATAAAAAAAACCCCTCAGTTAAGAGGGGGAAAATATATTTTTTATTACGGAGTTCTATCCATAGAAAACCTGTCGCCCTAACTCTGCAAAGAATTTTCTATCGAACCATTTAAAGAAATCACAGTCGCCCATGTTCTCGACTTGTTCGTCTATGTATTCTATTAGGTCAAGACATGAAATTTTTTTCTCTTTCATTTCTTTAATTGATGCCGACCAATTGCCACAATAAAATTGATAAAGCAAACTATCACCAACATAGAAAATGTTTTCATGTTCGTCTGTTTCTAATTCGTGTAACTCATCAAATAATATATTCATTTTAATTATCTCCATTAAGTTTATAAAGTAACTCGCATAAATCAAAACCCTCACCAGTAGCAACACCAAATTTTCTTAAATGTTCTCTAAGGTTTCTTAGTTGGTGATACTCTGTTTTATCATAATCTATTGATTCGTCTGAATCCCAAACGCATGTATGAGTTTCCCAAATGTAATTTAAAATTCCCTGTAATGCTTTTCTCTCTTGGTTAGTTTCTAAAATTATCATAATATTACTCCGTTGTTGTGGGGGATTTCTCCCCCTGTTAAAATTAATCTTCTTGTGTTTCTTCTTCTTTAGATTTTGCTAAACCTAAATCTATAATTGCTTGAACACGATGTGATATTTCTTCAAAATCGTCTACCCCAAATTTAAATATTAATTGGTTTTTTAAACTTGGTTTGTCGTCATCTGCTGTTTGGGTTGTTGCTGTCCAATTGCGTTTGCTATCGAAACCCATTAAATGTTTGATAGCGTAGACATGTTCCCATTTAGTTACTTCAATTTTAATTTCTAATTTTTCATTTTGATTTTCCATTTCTTACTCCGTATTATTATAAAAGGGTCTTTCTTTGTAACTGGTTATATTATATAACATATATACACTTAGTAATAAAGAATTATTAATTATTTCATAATATGAATTTCTTTCAAATAACCCTTGACAAACTACAAAAACTACTTGACTAAAAACTAGTTTATAATGTAAAATCGGACAATGCTTTTAAAGACAAAAAGCCATCAGCAAAACAAGAGCATAAAATATATTTATAGTAATTTAAAATCAATGTGCTCTTTCATTGTAGATAATCTTTTTCTCTTAGATATTGTATATCCCTCTTACATTTATATTGCTCTACAAAATTGCACAACTAAGCTTCGTTCCTCGCTAAGTTGTGCGTAAAGCTATAAGGACTCGCCTAAGAGTCGGCTCGGTACAGCAAAGCCAGAGCGGACTAGCTAAACAAGTGGCTAGTCTAGGCAACAAAGCATAGCTTTGTTTATTCTTCTACAATGCCTTTAGGCATTGACCTTGCAAAGCATGTAAATAGCTTTGCCGCTTTGTTTGTATAGTAATACTGCCTCCACTTAGACGCCTTTGCATTGCGTAGCTTTGCAACTCCCCCATGGGGGGAGGCTCATGCTTCGCATGAGAAGATATATATTACCTCCAACGCACAAAAAACAGCATTTGAAATACTAAGCACTAAGAATAAATAAACTTTACTCTAAGGAAACTTATGTGTTATAATACCCACAAGATAACTCTAATCTGAGCCTCATGGCAGAAACTAAGAAAAAACGAGGAAACCCTAACTTCCACAAGGGTATGAAACCATTGAATGGAACAGGCAGACCTAAAGGTTCTGTTAATAAATACACTGCTTTGGCAAGAGAGTTAATGTCAAATAAATCTCCAGAGATAGTCGAG